TTACCCGTTGTTGACACCTCTGGTAGCGATTAACAGATCCTCGGTATTGGCGCGGGTATAGTTACCACCGTTCATTCGGGTCTGAGCGTTCAACAGGTCGAGGAAGTCGTAAAAGTCCTCTACACCACCAGCCTGAAGCGCTTTATTGATATGCTGTTCTGCCAGTGAGTTAAGCTTCACCCAGGTGAATCCCTTCATGGTCCGAACCTTAAACCCCCATGCTTCAGCAAGTTCGATCGCCTCACGTGTATGTGTACCGGTGAACCACATGGCCAGAACGGAATCTTCCGCAGCTAGCTCCCAGACGGGCAGACGTTTTATGTCGATGAGTTTCATCGTTCCATAATGCTTTTCCGCTGCACCATTGCTGATGGTGTTCCCGTATTCCCACGGCGGATCGGCGTAAATCAGTGAGTAACTCATTAACAACCTCCCGAAAATCGACCAGCCAGATAACATCCTTCTTCGGCAATAACTGCTGGCTTAGCCAGGCCAAGACAGCGCTGACGTTCTGCCAGAATTGCTGCTCGCTCTGATTCAATGGCTGACACGCTGAACGCCTCCATGTATATCGTCGCGGCACGGTGAAAGAGGCCTTTCGACTCCAGGCCTTTCGCCGTTTCCATCATGGCGCTGACTTCAGGAGTTGGCTCAAACACCTCGAAGTGGCAATCTGCTGGCGGTTCTGCGTAATAGCGATAACACTTTCCCGCGTGTTTACGTGTTGCACGCTTTGTATCAACTAGTCGGCATACGGCACGCTGAACCGACTGAATATCGTATTCTGTCAGTGCTGCAGCTATCTGCTTGTTGGTTAGCCCAGGGTTCTGAGCTACAAACATCTGGATAGTTTTCAGTAAGCTCATCGTTACCCCCTGAACCCTGGTGGAGTGGAGCCGTAATCAGTGTTTTTGAAACTGGATTTGAAGATGCCATCCTCACGGGCCCACTCACCATTCACTCTGGCTGGTCTGCCAGCTTTGGACCAACTGTTCGCTGACTTCAGATAACCCGGGAACTTGGACGGCTGGAAAAGCGTCTGGGGTCGCAGGTAGTCAGACATCTTCAGGTCATCACCCCACTTCGCGTTGCAGTAATCCACCACCAGCGACAACTCTTCAACAGTGAACCCTTCACCGATACGTGCACGGATGTTTTGCAGCGAGGTAGTCGATACCTGATAACGGGAGTTGGTGACCTGGTTCAGATGAACCAAAACCTTTTTCGCCTGATCGGTGATCAACACATCACGGTCGGGTTGCCGCGCAACCTGACAAGAAGGTTTTATAGTCTGTATGTCTAACTCTGCATTAAAGTCTGTATAGAGATAGGATTCCGTACTTTCGCGGTCACCAAGATTCCCTTTATTCGCGGTTTTAGAAACGTGACTTCGCGGTTTTGACTCCGCATCTTTACGTTTTCCTTTCCGCACTTTCACGAAATCGGCATTCTCAGGAAAAATAACTGAAATAAGAGCGTCGCCATCAATGCGATAATGCTTGGTAGGTGTTCCATTGACCTTTTTAGAGCAGGTCTCAATAACTCCAGGGAGATACTTGCTTACCAGTTTTTTAACAAGACGCTCGGTTTGATCCTCAGTCAACTCACCAGCTTCAATGCCAAGCTCTTTGTGAGTTTTGTAGAACCAGCCGTCCTCAGAACCAAACGCTGACCAGAAAACAAGGTTGTTAAGAACAGCAGCGAGCGCATGGGCCTGCTGATCCTCCTTGAAGAACTGCAAGTATGGCCTTGGAAGAACAATGACGTTCTTCTGACCCGACATGGATTGGACGATGTCAAATATTCTGCTCATGATCGCCCTTTAACTCTGTAAATTTGCGCTGGAACTGCTCGAGTGGACTGAAGCACTCATGCTCATATCCGTCGCGCAGGTATATAACCCGTTGAGTTTCTGGTTCCCACCGGATAACCCTGACAGGGACGCCGTAACTGTCTTTAAACCATCTGTTGAGTGCCCGCATTCGACCTTCTCCGCCTGGCCGTTGAAATCACCTACAACCCAATCAGCAAACTGGTAGCAGACAGGCTCAAAGCATCCGGATACCATTACCCCATACACGAACTGCACCGGACCTTTTCCACCCGGCATAGGTCGAGCAATAAGTTGCGACCTGCGGTACTGTGTTGTTACACTGTTCATGCGTTAGTTTCTCCACTGAATACGACACGCCACGACGCCAGGAGCTGCACACTCGCTGGCGTCACTTCTTTTGACGGCGGCTGAATAAGGCCACAATCGCGCGGATTTCTTCTTCACGCGCTGCCAGATGACGGCGGTGATGTTCCTGAATCTCTTCAGCTTCATGCTTTTCAATCACTCCATCCTCAAGCGCCTTCTGGATAATCTGATCAACCTGACCTCTTGCAGCTGCTGTGCGCATTGCACGGCTGAACAAGTCAACACGGTCCAGATCTTCCAGGCTTGGTACATCCACCAGCAGTGCGCCGCGACGCTTGGCAAAGTAGTCGGCAACGAATGACGTGTTGGAAATGTCCTCCATCGCTTCCAGCTCAGTTACTTCAAAGAACCGGCATCCGTTTTTCTCGTACAGGTTGTTGTTGAACTGGGTTTCTGACATACCTAACGCACCAGCCATAGCCTGACGGCCTCCGGGGTACGCTTTACACATCGCTTTCACCACTTCTTTCAGGGTTTGCTCTACCATCTTGTTTTTCCTTTGGTAGTTATCAATCAACTAAAAGTTGCGTACTGTTGGGCTGTACCGGTAATCCATCATGTTTATTTGGGTAAATATCTGGTCGTAATTCATGTGGCGTTACAGTCCATCCACCCCACTGACATAACTGAATTACCCTTTCTGAAGGGACTCTGTTTTTCGAAATCCAGTTCGCAACTGATTGAACTGACTGAAATTCGAATTTTCTTGACACTTCAGAAATTGAGCCAACCGCTTTAACAGCTTTAGCGGTGGCATTTTTGTGTTGATCTGACATGTTCTCTCCTGTGACTAAGCTTGCATCAATACTACTTATAGTAGCAATTATTAGCAACTTAAAATAGAAATGACAACTATGCCTTGTGCGCTTAATCTTCTACTTATGGTGGAAAATGCTAAATACAAAGACTTTGCCGACAGGCTAAACAAGTCTCTCCAAGAGCAATCAATTGGAGTTAAAGAATTGTCAGAGTTCAGTGGTGTCTCATATGAGATGGCGCGACGCTATACTCTTGGTACTGCAAAACCACGAGATGAAAAGATGATTCGAATTGCAGACAGGCTTGCCGTATCCCCTGCTTATCTTGATTACGGGGTACCTGTTAATGGTGGTGATGCGCCCGCTACCGGGACGGTTAGAATTCAGCAATTGGATGTACATGCGTCAGCCGGTTCGGGATATATCAATCAACCGTTTCCAACGATTGTCAGCTCGATAGAAATACCAGAAGAAAGGATTTTCGAATTGTTTGGCCGGAGAAGCTTAGATGGTATCGTGATGATCAACGTAGATGGCGACAGTATGATGCCTACGTTGTGCCCTAAGGATCTGCTCTTCATTGATAGTAAAGTTGAGCAATTCAGTGGAGATGGTGTTTACGTGTTCAACTTCGAGGACAGTACCTTTGTAAAAAGACTACAAAAAGTTAAAGGTCGTCGTCTGGCTGTCCTATCAGACAATGAACACTATCCTCCCTTCTTCATAGAAGAACACGAAATGAATGAGGTTTACATCTTCGGCAAACTTATCAGATGCTTGCCTCTGAAAATGATAGAGTTTGGATAATCATTCATCCATAAAGAACCGGCGAAAGCCGGTTTTTTTTCGCCTATAAAATCTGATGCACTATAAAAAAACAATCTAAAAGATAATTTTCTACTTTTTGTTGTTGCATTTATCTACTTAAAGTAGCTATATTCTATTCACCAACAGCAAACAGCCAATCACGGTAAGCATCTCGCAGGGTTCTTACCGTGATTGGAAGAGTTACCACTTGGAGACGGTCCTTATAAATGTCCTGGACAGTGGCGCTTTGGTCGCGATAACAACCACTCCAGTTGATCCTGGGAGTTATCAGGTCAGTGAGATGCCAGCACGCTCGACGGCAGTGACAGCCGGAAGTAGACGGCGCAGCCCAGACGATATCTGAGTGGCTTAAAAAACAGATGGGAACCGGTGGAATCCCGGTACACAACGAAAAGAGCGCTGGCATGCAAAAAATATCTCGCAGCCGTAGCAGTACCAAAAGCCAGGATGGAACGGCAGAAACGCGGTAGTGCTCTTTTCGTTGTGGCATTAGCTCAGATGGATAGAGCAACGGCCTTCTAAGCCGTGGGTCGCAGGTTCGAACCCTGCATGCTGCACCAGAGTCACGTAGCCAGCGTGGTACCAGGAAGTAAGAAAGCTGTGTGGAGTCTTGGCGGTACCAGTACCAACCTTTGAAGTCTCTGGTACCGCCCTTTTTACTCAACTGAAAGCGCGTTCTGTCCCTTGTCATTAAGTGCCAGTTCGTTAAATCCAAAACCAGCGGAACGCGCTTTCAATTGAGTGGAGAACTAAGCACCGGCATTGCAGTACCGGTTATGGCGATCAGCCTCAAGCATCCACTGGGTGCTTGGTGATGGTAATAACGCCATCTCAACCTTACAGGAGACGTTGAGACTGTTCTGGTTGAATTGGAGAAATATTCTTAGCCCGCTTCGCGGCGGGCACTTTTTCTGGAGGTTGTATGTCTGCGAATGATCTGGCGGTTAAGTACGGTACTTACCAGCCCGAAAATTTACTGATTATTCTCCCACTGGACGAAGCATCAGACATCATTCGCGAGCGTCTTCGCGCCGAAGTAAGGAGTGAACTGGAATCTGAATATGAAGATCGTATTTCAGACGCCGAAGAAGATGCTTCCGAATGGGAATCGAAATCTGATAGTTACGAATGTGATGCTACCTGCTTCGCCAGAGCAGTTGAACAGGCTTTACTGGCACCATCATTCGAAGAGGCAAAGATTATTCTCGAACGAGTTCGATCGGATAACAGGGAATATTTTTAACTAATTATTAATTCGACGAATTAGGCAGCATTCATAGTGCCGGGATTCGTGCAACCAAAATTCAGCGCCGTGCAGGGCGCATATAACACGGAGAAACTAACCATGACGACCACACAGAACGTCACTGAGTTACAACCACGCATGACACGAGAGCAGTTGATCGATGCAGCCCGTAAAGCTGCCCCTCTCCTTCCGGTTGCTTACCGCGGGATCATGACCGAACTGGCTAACCGCCTTGATATCGTCAGCGTTGCGCTGTGCGAGTCAATGGAACAGCGTAAGTCGCTGGCTATTGAGAACACCGAATTACGCGATGACGTTATCTGCTGGGCAAAAGAATGCGATCGCATCGTTGAAAGACACACAAAAACACGCAGCAACATGCACCTTCTGGAAGCTCAGCGCGAACTGCGTGATTTAACTCCGGTAACTAATGTTGTGATGAATGAAGGGGCTAAGTGATGGCCGCTAACTCATTCAAACAAATGTCACGTGATGGGACCATCAAGCGCACCGATACCGGGATGTTTATTAGCCTTGAACATATTCACGTGCGTGAAGGTTTCAACAAGCGTGAAGATGACGAACGCACCCGCCAGGCAGATGATGACCTGTTTAACTATCTGATGAACGGTGGAACCGTTCCTCCGCTGGAGGTTATCGCACGTGATGAAGGTGGTGTGTGGGTTGTTGAAGGACATCGCCGCCGTCGTTGCTACGCTCGTTGTGCTGAAGCTGGTAAGCCAGTAGACCGCATTCATATCATGCCGTTTAACGGCAACGATGTGCAGCGTCTGGCTCGCATCATGACCAGTAATAACCAACTCCCCCTTTCCGATATTGAACAGGCCGCCGTTATTCAGGAGCTTCATAACGCTTTCAACCAGACCACCAGCGAGATTGCAAAGCTGGTTAACAAATCTGTGCCGACTGTTGAAAAACTTCTGCTTCTAAGCACTGCTAACCACGACGTTCAGAATGAAGTTAAATCCGGGGCCGTGTCCGTAGATGTGGCAGTTGACCGCGTAAAAGAGTTCGGCGAAAAGGCCGGGGAGGTTCTCCAGAAGGATAAAGCTTCTGCTGCTGCCAAAGGCAAGAAAAAAGTCACCCGAAGCGTTATAGCGCCCGAAATTAGCATTAAGAAAGCGCGTCGCCTTGTAGAGCTGATCAGCGTGGTGGGTATAAGCGACACAGGTGTTATCGCTCTCGAAGGATTGGTACATGCAGAAGTCGTGGAAATTATCGACGAGCACAAAGCTATCGCCGCTCTGCGTCATGGAGAAACATCATGATTACCGAAAAAAATAATGTTTTTTATTGCGACTGCGGTTTTTCATGGCGGCGCGGTATGAGCGGTTCACATAATTGTGAGGATGGATTACGGGCAAAACTCACAGACATGGCAGTACAGCTCGCTAACGCCGAGAGCAAGTGCAGGGAACTGGCGGCGGAGAATGAAAAGCAGCTGACGCATAGCGAGGCACTGGCGGTCGATAATGCAGCATTGCGTGAAGTGGTTGAGCGCATGGTTAACCAATTTGCAATGAGCGGTATTTCTCCAGAGGAGAAGTCAATCAATCCAGCTAAATCACTAATGTTTGATGCTAAATCAGCATTATTTATGCCGGCCACCGACGCTTTCCTGGCTGAAGTGCGGGCGCAAGTCTGGATTGAAGGTAGCGAGCCAGAAGAATTTGGGCGTTATTGGGTTCGTTACGAAACTGATGTGGGACCGCAATACTGCTCTGCTGAGTGGATGGAATACAACTTCTGCGCCGGTAGTAACACCAATATCCATAAAATATGGCTGGCAGACCATTCTCGGTCGATTAACTCTCTGCGCGGCGTAACGCATTACACCAAATTGCCTGATTCACTGGAAGGAGCAGCCCAATGACAGCACTCAACAAACAGGCGCTGCGTGAAGCGGCGCAGGAAGAAATAATGCTCCGCTCTGTCAGTGATACCTCTGACGCCTGGCAGGATGAAGCAAGCCCGGAAGCTGTGCTGGCGCTGCTGGATGAGCTGGAAGCCGCAGAGAAGCGCATAGCAGAACAACGTGAGTATTACGAAGGCGTTATTGCTGATGGAAGTCGTCGGATAGCAGAACTGGAGGCGCGGACGGTTGTAGTAAAGCAATTCGATGACTTCCAGATTGTCCACTATGGCGGTTCTGAGGATTACGCGAAAGGTTATATCGACTGCCAGAACAACTACAACAAAGCGCTTACCGCCGCTGGCATTGGCGTGAAGGGGGAATGAGATATGAAAGAGCTGAGATTTTATGGCGCAAGTGATGACCTTTTCGAATGCGAAGGTGCCATTCGCGAGGAAATTGGCTGCTTTAACAAACCGGGCATATATCACCTGAAATCTGCAGAAGGTGAAATGCAGGTAGTCGGGTATTACCTTGATTCGGGGCTGTGGAGCGTAGGTATCAGCCAAATTGCCGAAGACGTACCGCTGCCAACATGGCCTGCCTCGTACAGTGTTCATGAGCGTGGCTACAGCACACTGCTGACGATTTCCGTACCTGATGATATCGCGCTGGTAATGCCAGATGATGAGGACTAACCCATGACAACTAACAACCACCCGGCGCACGGTCCTGTATCACTCGCTCGCCTGCACCAGATACGCGAAATACTAAGTAAAGCAGCAGCACAAAGCGACGGCGGTAATCTCGGCTACGCAATGGCTGATGCTGTGAAGGTGATTGATGAAGTCCTGAATATACCTGAAAAATTGCCATGCCCTGTTCATCTTGAGCCGGGTCTTAAATTCGGCAAAGGAGTGCCTACTAGTTTAGTTCTTGGAGCATTGCGTCGACGTGCTGACTATTACGCCGAACTTGAAGCTATGACACCAGAACAGAGAGTGGAGCATGATGCTGGGATTTCTGAGTTTAAAGCGATGCTTGGCACGCCAGCGCCAGCAGTGCCGGATGAAATTGACGTTAATGACTCTGCACTTGATACCCACAGAAAATGGATGGCAGAGGGCTGGAATCGTTGCCGCGCCGCCATGATAAATGCAGATAAATCATGACTATTAAACCAGTATCCGACTTGTACTTAATTACGTACGAAGATGGAAGGCCATACAAATATACCCTTGAAGCGGGAGAAGCTATTGATGCCATCGGTGCTGGGTTTAAGGTCGAAGAGTTCGTTAGTCTTGAAAACCATCGCGCCACCTTGCTTCAGGCTGGCAACTCTCCGGTAATTGGCATTGACCTAGCAGCCGGCCCTGACAGAACGGAGGAGGTTCGGTACCTTGCGCCTCCAGGCTACGTGATTGTGCCGATTGTTCCGACCGAGGACATGATTATTAACGGCTTCGAATCGGTTCCAGATCCGCACTTCAGCGATGAAAAAGAGTGGGAGGAATACGAAGCATTGAGTGGATGCCGACAGGCAGCGCGCCGGGCTGAGTTGTGCTGGGCAGCAATGATTAAAGCAGCACCAAAACAGGAGAATATTTAACGTGAACAATTTAATGATCGACCTTGAAACTATGGGGAATAAACCAAATGCCCCCATCGTCTCTATCGGTGCTGTGTTTTTTGATCCTTCAACTGGTGAACTGGGCCCTGAATTTTACCGGGTTGTTAGCCTGAAAAGCGCGATTGCTGGAGGTGCCGTTCCTGACCCTGAAACAATAATTTGGTGGATGCGGCAAAGCGAAGGAGCTCGAATGGCTATTTGCGATGAGGATGCGACAACGATTTCAGCCGCCCTGATAAAGCTGAATACCTTTATTCTTGATAACTCTGACATTGATAAAGTTCAGGTCTGGGGTAATGGCGCTACCTTTGATAATGTAATCCTCCGCTCCAGCTATGACCGTGAATTAATCCCCTGCATGTGGAAATTCTGGAATGATCGTGATGTCCGAACTATCGTCGAATTAGGAAGGAAAATAGGAATCAACCCACGCCGGGACATACCGTTTGAAGGTGACATGCATAATGCCCTAGCCGATGCAAAACATCAGGCTAAGTATGTCTCAGCTATCTGGAAGCGGCTCATCATCACCATCGATAACAGTGAGGAATAACATGACTGAACAACCTGATGATCTCCTCACTCCGGACGAGGTATGCCAGAAATTAGGGATTACGCAAAAAACATTATGTAAATGGAATACAGAACACCGGCACCGTTCTACATTAGCCCCTGTAAAATTCAGCGCTAAAGTCGTTCGCTATGAGCGCCGTAATGTAGAGGCTTTTATCCAGAAATGCCGGAGCCAGTATTAACCCCGTCGTCTTAGCAGTGCAACCTGCGCGAGTATGCTCCGCTCGTGAGCCTCAAATGCCTCGCGCTTTAACGCAATCTCTTCCTGCAAAATCTCATCTGAAAAGTCGTAGTGTTCTGCCATCGGGTCATCTGACTTGCTGGAATGGTGAAGGCACAGGAGGCTTACTTCCCTTCTATCTGATCGGGAGTAGCCTCTTTCCTTCATCAGGGCAATAACATTGCTCTTAAGGAATTTACGGCACATCGTATTAAACGCCCCCTCCTTCCCTTTAATTGTCCCGTCGTGCTTCATCCCTTTTACCGCCCCTTCCGGGCTGTATGTTTTAACCAGTTTATCCAGAGATCGTTTTGAAAATGCCTGCATAGGGTCGCGCGGCTGCAAGAACACATAATCTTTATTGCACTCAGGAACTGAATCGCGCCAGGCTTTCTGCTCGTCGATAATCCTCCTGATCTCTGGCGTTATCGGCAGGCGGAAAGCCTTTTGTGTTTTCATCGCCCCGCGCATACCGATCACGCCTTCTGGATAAACGATTTCATCTGCATCCTCGTTGACGTAATCCCAGCGCAAGTTATTAATGTTTATCGGGCGAACGCCAGTAATAATCATGAATCTAACGGCATTTTTCTGGTGTATAGAGGTGCAGGCAGCCACATTGAGCCAAAGGCGGGCGATTGATTCAATATCCGTAAATAGTCGCGTTGGGGTTGGTTTCTGCACACGAGAAGAAACATAATCATCTGGCAAACTGGCGGCAATGTTACGCCCATTGCAAAGTGTAGGAGCACAAAATTTCCAGAACCGACGAAGCTCACCAAATAACTCTAACGCGTTATTATTGGAACGTGTTGCGATCCACTCATCCAGAACATCCACCAGCCGACTGTAAGTCACATCACTGAATACTTCACGCTCTCCGAACGTTGCTTTGATTCTGTCGATACGTACCCCATAGGTAGTGAAGCTATCAGGACTCAACTTCTGCCTGTCTACTTTTGCTTTAAGGTCTTCACGGTACATTTCCAAAGCTGCGTGGACAGATTCAGCACGTAACCCACCCTCTGCCATTTCTGATGCTTTCTCTCTGGCTATTTGAATTGCGAGTTCCGGCCATTCGCCAAGTTTTTTACCTTTCAGCCCCATCTTTTTAGGGAACTCAGCGTAAAATGTCACCTTACCTGCTTTACTAAAATCAATGCGGAGATAATTTTCTTTTTCGTATTTGGAACGGCGGGCGACGCCGGAGGCTGAGAGGATAATTTTGGCGGCAGCAACACAGATTTTCATGTGTGAGCTGGTATAGGGGGGTTTACAGGCATCCCACTTTTCAGACGAGGCTAAAACATCGTCATTATTGGGGCTATCCGGTTTATGTGTTACAGTGCGCGGCATTCTCAATCCTTATCTGCGAAGGCACAGAAAACAAGCTCACACATGCAGGTCTTTTCAGCGGGACAAAATGCAATGTGTTGCGGCTTTGTGTTACTGGACTGAGTTTATCAGGGTTAAATACACTGTATCAACATACAGTAAGTAAATAATAGAGAGTGATAGAGAAACTTTTTAACTTACTGATTTTAAAATGATTTAACGGTAATTCATTGAAATGTCATTACTAATTACTAAACGCTGTATCAATTGCGATATGTGCGAACCCGAATGCCCGAATGAGGCCATTTCAATGGGTGACAGCATTTACGAGATTAACAGCGACAAGTGTACGGAATGCGTAGGTCATTACGACACGCCAACCTGTCAAAAGGTGTGCCCGATCCCCAATACTATTTTGAAAGATCCGGCACATATCGAAACAGATGAACAGCTGTGGGATAAGTTTGTGTTAATGCATCACGCAGACAAGCTTTAA